AGCCCTTAGAAGGATCAATCCTGTCAATGCTTGCAGAATTTGACTTCACACTGCCTCTCCCTGTTGCTACATACAATGGGATTTCAAGCAGTGGGCAATGATGCGGGATGATTATGTCTTCAATTGTCAAGTCGAATTCGAGATTAAACTTTTTAGCTCTTGCTTTCGCTGCATTCAAAAGTCTGTTCTCTAACTTTCGTCGGTAATACTCTTTGCCTTTTTCTCGTATTGCCGTTCTGTTGGAGTCTCGGTATGTCTTGACAGTCTCTAAAACTTTCTCTCTGTTTTGATGATAGTAATTTGTAGCATCATCTTTTAGTCGTTGTTTATTTCTAGCATAATATTCTTTGTTGTATTTGCGTTTCTGTTCTGCGGTTGGCATGGGTGTGTCCTTTCAGGACTGCGTTATATCACTTAAAAACAAAAACAACAAACTCTATTTATAAGACATCGTCATCTTCGCCGTCGAGCGGCCTGTCTTCGACTTCTAACATTCTCCCGGTCTGCTTGGTGTAAAGCAAAGAGCAAGCGGGGCCGGTTTCGCCACTATAGCGCGATTTCAAAACACGCAAGCGAGTAGTGTTGCGCTCAGTGATATCTTCCGCCTGTCCGTTACGCTCTGCACCAATCACCATGTCGCTAAGTTGTGCGATGGCACCACTGCCGCGAAGTTGCGACAACGAAGTGGCAGCGCCGTCCTCGTGACCGCGACCATCCGGTCGCTTCAAATGCGATACGGCGAACAATGCAATGTCAAGTTCCTGTACCGCAGTTCGAAGTTTTGTCATCAACTCGTCCAGTGCCTTACGCTCGTCCCCATTCTCCTGTGATGAAACGATCAGACTTAAGTGGTCAAGAAAGATATATTTACAACCAAGCGCTTTGCCCATGTAACGAATACGATTGATGATCGTCTCGATACTATTCGACCCAAAATGATTGAAGAGATAAAGCCGACCCGTGCCGAGTGTGCGCTCAAATGCATCCTTTCGTTCCTCGTCGCTTGATTCGGTGTCTGGCAGATGCAACGGCTTATTTGCCGCGAGAGACATCATCGACAGTCCGGTCTTACGAATGCCCTCTTCCATAAACATCAAGCCGATATTGTCGTTGGTATTCTGAAGAATACTCCATACGATTTCGCGCAGGATTTGAGACTTTCCCATGCCGCTACCCGCAGTGATCGTAACAAGTTCACCGAGACGAATACCGTAGGTAATCTTGTTCAATCCATCCCACGGATACATGCACTGTGCAGGCGCAGGAGGGGTCGACACCAAGTCCCACAAGTTATTACCGGCGACAATGCCGTCGGGGATGTAAGCTTCAGCACTCCACCACCGCTGCACGAAGATGGCTTCTTTATTTGCGACAACGTAGTCGCATGCGTCCTTCATGTCGACGTCATGCTTGTACACCTTCGCCTTGCTGCCGAAGAGTTCGGCAACTTCCTTCGCCGCCTTCTTTCCCGGCTCGTCGTTGTCGAAACAGACGACGATGTTCTCGAAGCTATTGAGCCATTCGTATGCTGCGCGGCAGTCCTTCAAAGCCCCTGTAGCACCGTTGCGGATGCTGACGCAGGGCCATTTGCTGCCGGTAGCTTGGAAGACCGCTAGAGCATCGAATTCGCCTTCGGTGATGGTGATGTACTTGCCACCGCTGCTGAAAAGCTGCTGACCAAACAGCGTCGACTTACTCCAGTCGCCTTCAGTGGTGAATTTCTTCTCGTGTTTGTTGCGTACTTTTGCGGCAACAAGCGTGCCGTTGTCGTCATAGTACGGGAAATAATAGTTGTTGCTGTCTGATGTTACACCGAAGCGCTCAGCCGTTGCTTTGGTGAGCCGTCGTGCGCTGACGGCAGGAGAGTCGTTGTCGTCGAAATGACTTTTAAAATTCATGTTCACTTTCTTTGATGAGGGTTTCGAATATTGAATGACAACATCGTCATCCGGCGGAGTGAAATGGTTACAGGAAAAGCAGTAGCTGCTGCCGTCTATGTTAATAGATCGCGCATCACTACTGCCGCATTCGTCACAGGAAACGTGGGTTCGAAGAAATCCCATATCAAAGAACTTCTGCGTCTTTCTTTAGAATAAAGTTGAGACAGCGACATTCGTCGGGTTCACGCACCCAGTAATGATCTTGGTCTTCCGATTCGACAATGAAGACGTTGCCGATTTCTCGGTGATACCAAAACATACTATTGCTGCACCTCTTCACCGCTATCTGAACGATAGAGTTGGAGCACTGGTTGTGCCAAGAACTTGTCTCCATCGGAGCAAGGTTCGCTGCTTGCACAATTCTTTTTTCGATCCAGATGTTGACATTGTCTGCAATCGACTTCACCCGTTGTTTGAACCGTCTGATCATTTCGAAGAGCCTCCTTCAATGCGTCAATATGAAAGACACGGTCATTGCGTCGTCCACCAAACTCTAGAAAGTCTAGAACATTAATCACTGCGTCTCGTAGTTCACTCATGATGCCATCCTATAAAGTCCGATGTTAGCAAAGGCATAGCCTGCATAGCAAATGAACATTGCTGTGTTGCCTTTGTACAGTTGCTCAAGCGCCACCCAAAGGTAGATGACACCTGTTAGTGCAATGAGCCATCCACTCATATCAATCCCATAACGAACGGTAGTATTTTCCAAACAATCTCAGACCATTTGTAATGCGTTCTTCGTTTGCTTGTAAGCCTTCAGTGTCAACCTTCATTTGATTAAGCTGAACTCTGAGGCTTGCGTTGTCATCAACTTCGGAGTGATCATAGAACTTTGATTCACCTTCCAAGATTGCTTCGAATGTCCAAATCATTTCATCCAATACCCAATCCCATCGGGCAAAATGATTGTCGTCAATGTGATGTTCTGACGACGTCTCACCCGTTGAGCGCAGATGTTCCGGTACATCTTCATTGTCTACAAGTGGAGCACCATGCTTAGTTGCTTTGAGTTGTTTAAGCATTGGAGCAATGATCATTGTTAGCGTATGATCCATGTTCCAAGTATCCCAGTAGTCGATACGAATATCTACTTTGCGATCTCCGCTTTTTTTGAAACGTCCGATATATGCTTTCATTTTGTTATCCAAATAAGATGTTGATTTCTGATGAGCGTTGTGGTCGCCGCTCATTCCTGCCCCCTTGCTCTGATGGCGACACCGATTGAATACACATCGTCCCGGCCATTCGGCCAGTCATCACACACCTTCGCACACGCCTCACGCTCGGCAGCGGTGACAAGGGCGGCGAAGCGTTCGAGGATTTGAATGATGCGCTTGTCTGCGTACTCAAGTTCCCGCTTAAAACGTGGCAGACGGTCAACCACTTCCTCGTCCGTCAATCCGTCCCAATGCCCCTCGGAGTCATGGGCGTGGTGGATTCCGGCCTCTCTGGCTAGTCGGATGATGTCGTCGCGGGTCATGTCTTCCCCCCTAGTCGTTCGCGCAGGGCGGTGATGACGTTAGATGTACGCACCAGTTTTGTTCCGGCAAATTGCTCCAACGCCTCCAACGCCTGCCGCAGCAGGGCGGTGTCGCGCTCGACAACAAGGGCAGCGAAGTGCTCTATCTGCTCTAGGGTTGTTAATCTGAAGTCCAAAGGATTGCGATTTGAATTAGTAATAATGACTTCTTGAACCATCGAAACAATGTCGTCGCGGGTCATGTATTTTCTCCGTCAATCCACTCCCAACCTAACAGCACGCGCATCATCACGCGGTGCAGCCATATAGGTTTCTTTTCAAAGTTGATTTGCAACCCGGTTGGGCCACCGATGCGATAGCCGCCAACGTACTTTCGGTGAAGGTATGCAAAACTGCCCTGTGCTACATACACGGTATCGTCGCTCATGTCTTCTCTCCTAGTCGTTCGCGCAGGGCGGCGAGGGCTTTCTCAGTCTGTTCGCCACCGCAATATCCTGATGATTCAAATTCCAACGCCTCCAACGCCTGCCGTAACAGCGCAGTGTCGTCAGGCGGATGAGTGTACAAAGGGAAAAGTCCTTCTTTCCCGCGCAACGTCGTCCACATCACAGGCTCATTGCTCATGATATCCACATCCATAATGACAACAGAAGAAGGAAAACACAAATGCTCC